CTGTGGAGCGGCGCCGTCTCGGAGTTCAGCGAGCAGATGAACATGGACCCGCTCACTGAGCCTCGCTGGGTGAGGGAATAAAATGGCTGATATTTATTGCGACAACACGAACGGCAACGACACGACCGGAACAGGTGCTGCCGGCACGCCGTACAAGACGCTCCAGAAATGCGTCGATAACGCCGCGGCAGACGACACAATTTGGATCGGTGACACTTCGGCTCAGGTATTGGCTGCGGCGATTACGTGGAATACCGGGTTCGGCGGCTCAACGTCAAAAGCCTCTCCGATCAAAATCAGGGGTTGGGATTATTCGGGCGGGGCAGGGGTCGCAGGCGTCTTTGAGATTGACGGCAATTCCGCAGTGGCGACTTGGGACACGTCCACAAGCAGGCCAACTTTCGTACTGTATGACGGCTGGATTCACGACACAACGAGTGATGGAATCTTCGTCGGCTTTACGGGGGCCGTTATCAATATGGAGGTCAGTTCCACGGGCGGACGGGGGATTATGGGTGGCACGCAATACACGATGGTTCTGGGGTGCTACATCCATGACACGGGTGGGGACGGAATCCAACTCAACTCACAAACCCTGGTGATGCACAATATTATTGAAAACGCGACCACGCGATATCTTGATTCACAAGGCCTTGGCTCATACATCATCAATAACCTGATTATTGGCGGGGCGAACTCGGCCTCGGGCGACTTCGGTATCTTCATTGTTGGCGATTCGACGCACATTATCGGCAACACCCTTGTCGGTAACAGTAACAACGGCACGGGGATCAAGGGAGGCACAACCGAGGAGTGGCATAATTGTTACAACAACATCGTCACGGGATTTGCAACAGGAATTGCAGACGGGGGCGGCGGGTTCCTTGCCTACGGTCACAACCAGTTCTACGACAACACAACGGCCGACGAAACCTTGACCGGCAAGATACATACCAACCTCGGCAACAATAGCACGGCTGACCCAGCGTTCGTCGGGTCCGGAGACTACACGCCGACCGCGTTCATTGATGGTTGGCCAGTAACGCTCGGCTCTACGACGACTGAGAATAAAATCGGTGCCGTACAGGAAGCGGGCGGCGCAGCCGGTGGCGGACTTATGGAACCAGGCAGCATGACAGGGGGAATGGTATGAGTGTTACATTTCTGGCGGGGGCAACCTCGCAATCAGTAGACATATTTTTGAAAGACAGTTCCAGCACGACCGGAGCAGGTCTGGCAGGGCTGGTCTATAACACGGCATCGCTGACGGCCTACTATCGAATCGGGGCGACCGGAACCGCAACAGCGATCGCATTGGCGACACAGACCGTTGGTGGTGCCTGGTCGTCTGGTGGATTTGTGGAGATCAACGCGACGAACACGAAGGGCATGTACCGGCTCGATATTCCCGATGCAGTGTTGGCGTCCGCAGCACTGGTGACAATCTACGTTCAGGGGGCTGCAAATCTCGCTCCAACGCCGTTGCGGATTGATTGCAGACCGGTTCCAGTTGTAACGACCCTGACAAACCTACCAGCGATCATGCCCAACTGGTTAACCGCAGCAGGCATCGCAGCCAGTGCTCTCGATGGCAAGGGCGACTGGAATGTTGGGAAAACCGGCTACACCTTAACTCAGAGTTTCCCAGCAAACTTTTCTTCTACATCAATCACGGCAGGAGGTGTAGTCAAATCAGATTTAACGACTATCAAAACTCAAACAGTGACTTGTGCTTCAGGAGTAACTATTCTTTCCAGTGTAGGTACAGCGGCAACCAGCACAGCTCAAACAGGGGATTCATTTGCTCTAGCCAATGGAGCAAATGGATTTGTAGCGATTGACACTGTCGTAGACGCAATCAAAGTCAAAACAGATTTTCTACCTTCAGCAACTGCCGGAGCCAATGGCGGAGTATTTATTGCCGGAACGAATGCAGCAACAACCGTCACTGGAAGTTTAACAACAACCTTCACGGGAAGTTTAACTGGCTCAGTAGCTTCTGTAAGTGGCGCCGTTGGTTCAGTGACTGGAGCAGTTGGTTCAGTAACAGGTTCGGTTGGCTCAGTCGTCGGCCATACTCCACAAACCGGTGACACCTTTGCTTTGGCCAACGGAGCAAGTGGATTTGTGGCAATCGCGGGATATATCGACACGGAAATCGGAACCTTGCTCAACGATCTGGCCGCTGTGCTGGTCGATTCAGGAACAACGCTAGACACCAAAATCAATGCAATCAAAGCAGTTACTGACGTGTTACCAGATTCAGGAGCGTTATCAAGTCTGGCTACGGCAGCAGCACTAGCAACAGTCGATACGGTTGTGGATGCAGTCAAGGTAGTCACCGATCAGATGGTGTTTACAACTGCGAATCAACTCGACGTGCAACCCATCTCGATGGCGTCCGCCGCAGAAACATCACTGGCCGACGCGATCCTCAATCGAGGAGCATCAAACATCGAAAACACGGCAGACCGTCACTCACTCGGTGCGGTCATCATGATATCAACCAACTCGGCAATATCCGGGGCATCTATTCTCGCCAAGAAACCATCCGACGATTCAACATTCGCGACCTACGTGATCACGTCTGACGCGGCAGCTGATAACCTAACAGGAATTTCATAATGGGCGGACCAGCTTATTTTCTGTATTCAATGCTTGGAAGAGTCCCAGCAGTTGGTGGTGGTGGAGAAGCTGCTGGAACAATTCTCCATGAGCTTTCTATCTCCATTGGAATAGGACTCTAATATGGGAGTCAAAATTGATGGTCTTGACAAACTCCTATTGAGATTCAAGGCAGAAAAAACACTTGCTAAAGACTCAGTGGTCATTGTTGGCTACACCGCAAAATATGCTTTGTATGTTCATGAAAATGTTGAAATGAAATGGAAAGGTAAACCTAGAAAGAAACCAGCCAAAGGTAAATACTGGGAACCGGGACAAGCCAAATTTCTTGAACAACCTGCCAGAGAACGAATCACTGAAATCAAAGCGGCAATTGTTGGAGTCTATAGAAAAACTCATTCGCTTCCTTTGGGATTAAAAGCGGGTGGATTACTTCTTCAAAGGTTCAGTCAGAAATTAGTGCCTGTTGATACTTCAGCTCTTAAAGGGTCAGCCTACACGAAGTTTGGTAAATAATGTCTGGACTCATGACACATTCTGCCGGAGATGTTATCAGACATGCTCTGATTGATCTTGTATTAGGGACGCTACCCTCAGCAGGAACTGCCTGGCCAATTCACGTAGGAAATCTTCCAAACAAACCAGACAATGCGATTCTTGTGAGTGATACAGCAGGACGATTTGGAGGCAGAGTTCATACGTCTGGAGAAATGCAGGAACATCAAGGAGTTCAAATCAAGGTTCGTTCTGCTGACTATCAAACAGGTGGTCTCAGAGCCAGAACAATTGCTAAAAACCTTGATGAAGATATTGCTCAAACTTCAGTCACAATTTCTGGATCAGTTTATTTGATCGAAGCAGTTACCCGAACTTCTGGACCATTAAGTCTGGGAACTGAAGAGGGCACAGAACGGTCTTTGTTTACTATCAACGCAGTAGTGTCTCTGCGTCAAACTACTTAATTGAGAGGAGAAAAGTATGGCAGCCCCTACTGCAACAGCGAGAGTGACGCCTGTTGGCATCAAACTTGGAGATGGTTATGTCTCAAAGTTTACTCCAGCGGCAGACCCTGACATTTCTTTCTGGGAAAAGAGTGTTACACCTTTCGGCATGGATGGTGGAGAACCAGTTGATACCACAACAATGCACAATACGACTTACAGGACAATGGCTCCTAGAGGTCTTATTACTGCAACATCCTCTGAGATGACTGCTGCCTATGACCCACGGGTTCTGGATCAAATCGTAGCTCTCATCAATGTTGAGACAACTTGGACTGTTCTCTTTCCAGATGGTGCTCAATGGGCTTTCTTTGGATTCCTTCGCTCCTTTACTCCAGGGGCACTTGTCGAAGGAACTCAACCAGAAGCAACAATCGTGATTGAGCCAACCAATACTGATCCTAATAATGGTTCTGTTGAAGCTGGACCAAACTGGATTAGTGCTCTTGGTTCTGCTTAGTAGTTACTGACTGACGAGAGGGTGAGGGTGTCACAGTGGTTTTCGTCGTTTCCCCATGACACTCTCCCCTCTCTTTTTTATTACACCTTCCATTTCACTCAGGCTGGAGCCTAACCATGACAGTTGAATCACTTGTATTTTCCGATGAATCAATTGAAGTTCCCGTCACCATCGGCAATCGTCAATACACTCTTGTCGAAGCCACTGGAGATGCAGCTACCAAAAACAAAAACGCCATTGCTAAAGGAACCAAATTTATCAATGGCAAAGTTTCTTCGATTGATACCATTAACGATTCAGAAGCACTTCTGATTTCAATGTGTCTCTTTGATGATAAAGGTTCAAGAGTTCCTGAAGCAGTCGTGCGAGGATTCCGATCTTCAATCATGACGAAGCTCTATGAAACTTGCAAAAAAATCAGTGGCCTCAATGATGTTGAAGATGGTAAAAAAGCTAAGTGCGATCATGATAATTGCAAAACAAACTTCTGCCCAATTTGTGGCACAGGGATTGAAACAAAGGATTCTGAGGGAAACGACTTGGACTCCTCAGAGGATGGCTCAAGTTAGCCTCTCATCTACA